CCGGGAAACTGCTCCTGAACCGCCCAGCGGAACGATAGCCAGAGCCAACGGTCGCAGGGGTGCCCAAGCAATGAGCATCCCAAGTGGCCGCGCGGATGCGACTGTTGCGACTCGTGGTGGGCATCAATAAGGCCGACCAACTGGTGCATTGGCTCTGGTATCTTAGTCATATAACCTCGCTAATTGGGTGGGGGAAAAGTCCTAGTGTCCCCCGGCACCGTGCCGCTAGTGCGACAAACCCTTGGTGCGCCCGTCCGGTAAACCAGACCATTATTCGACCGAGTGCCCCCAGTCCTTGGCGTAGGGCGACAATCTTGATTACTTCTTAGCCCAAGGCGGAGTTGCACCCGCAGACGGAGCGGGGCTTGCCTGCGGAGCGGCAGACGGCAGCGGAGCAGAGCGGCCTTCGCACGCCTTGTAGCCGCCAATGTCGTTGCGAGACTGATCGTAACCAGCGGACTTATCGCGCTCGCTGGGCTGCTTGACCCGCACCTTGATTTGCAGTTCGCCGCCAATCAACTGGTCGGTGTTTTCAATGCGATCAAGACCGATTGCCCGCATGACTTCGCCAAGCTGCTGAAGGCCAATGCGCTCGGCTTCAGCGCTCTGGTTGCGGATATTGATAGCCGAGAACATGACGCGGCCCTGCTGGCTGGGGCCGAGAATGTCATAGCGAACGTCGATCTTTTCGCCAGTCCCGCTCTTGGTCGGGTTGAGCTTCGCGTCAGTGATCTTGGCAGTGTACCAGCCTTCCGGCAGCAGGTCGTAAGAACGATCAGACTGCGGAAGCTCGTTGACGGAAAAAGTTGAACCAAGAAATGCCATCGTATTTACTCCTGTGCGTTAACTGCAAACGAAGGGCGACCGGCCTCCGAAGTGATTGCCCTCAGTAAAGGCGTTGTAATAGCAGCGTCGGTCGCTTTCCACGCCGCCATGTTAATCTCCGGCTTCCACCGGAACAGGCTGGTCAAATGATCCGATAGGCCATGCTCAGCCGCCAATTCTTGCAGCATATCGCCATTGACCTTGCGGTTGATCCTGCCAGTTACTTTGACAACAAACTGGCCGGCCTTTTCGGTCTTGGTGCCTTCCAGTGTTTCCGGCAGGTTCATCAGGCGGATCATTTCATCCTCGATGTCACGCCGGTCCTTGATGGCCTTGGCCTCGCGGGCCTTGGCCTCGACCCATAGGGCTGAGTAGTTGTCGAGGGTGGCGATCACTGCCCACCCCCAATCTTGCCAATGATGGCGCCAAGGTCAGGGGCCTCCCACGCTTCCAGCTTGCCAGAGCGATCCTTAGCGAGCCAGACACCGTCGCTGTCACACATGATCGCGCGCTGGGCGACACCTTCAGCATCACGCTCGACCCGCAGGGCCAGCACTTCGTCAAAAAGGTACGGCAATGCCTGAGTCAACGACTTGCCCGGCATCGACGGGTTGTACATCAGCCGGCCCATTTCATCTTGGCTCTTTTCGAGCTTGGCGCTGAAATAGACATGCTTGCCCGGCAGATCGCGAAACGCGCGGATAATGTCAGTCATCTGCTCGGACAGTGCGCCGTAAGCTTGGCGCGGGTCCTTGGCGATCTTCTTCTCGTAATTGAGCACAACTTCGCCAATCTCGCTGATCGAATCGAGCGCAATCGAGTCGAAGCCCTTGGCCTCGTCCGACTTCGACACCCACTCGAATGCCTCCGTCAGGTCGGTCATAGAGGCAATCTCGATGTACGGCAGGTTGCTGTCTTGGATCGACAGAAGCCCGCTCTCAGCCGAGAGAATCACCGGGTTGGGCAGAGTTTTAATCAGAGATGTCTTACCGGCACCTGACGGCCCGTAGACAATAAGCTTCACGCCGTTGGCCGCGAACGCGCCAGTGCGCTTAAGCGAAATAGCCATAACAATGTACTCCAAACCAACGGTCGGATGATCCGGTCGCTGGGTGAGGCAAGCCTACATTCTCGCTTGCCAATGTCAACGACTTTGTGCGACACAGCCGGACCTAAGTTAGAAAGGTGCAGCATGGCTGATTTGTCTAATATTCTCGGCGGGCCTTGGTCCCCGCCTACTAAAATTGAACCAGAGCCGGTGGAAGTACAGCTTGCAAATGCAATGGAAGCGGCGGGAATCGCTCCTCCGCCAAGCATTGAAATTGATGGTAAACTGCACCGCTTCCGCTCTGGAGCGCGGGGCACGCCGGGCAAAGGCGACAAGACCGGCTGGTACATCATTTTCCCAGATGGCATCCCAGCCGGACGATTCGGCTGTTGGCGAGCCGGGGTTGAGGTTACCTTTCGGGCCGACATTGGCCGCAACCTGACCGACGCAGAGCAAATGCTCCACGCCCGCCGGCTGAGTGAGGCCGTCCGGCTCCGCGATGCAGAAATAAAGCGCCAGCGGGAAGTAGCAGCCGACACGGTTGAGACAATCTGGGCTGATGGGGCCTTGGCTGAACCAAGCCATCCCTACCTGTCGAGGAAGCGGATCGACGTTCACGGCGCTCGTATCACTGGCGACGGACGCCTGATGGTGCCGCTATACACGCCAGAGGGGCATATTGCCTCGATCCAGTACATCTCTGACGACGGCTCCAAGCTCTATCACAGCGGCGGGCAAACCGGCGGCTGCTACTGGATGTTGGGGACAATGGACGAGCCCGGCACTCTGTACGTTGCTGAAGGCTTCGCCACGGCAGCGACAATCCACCAGATCATGGGCCGGCCCTGCGTCGTGGCTTATTCTGCCTCCAATCTGGTGCCAGTGACGGGGCACCTGCGCGACCGCTACGGGATCAGTCAGGACATCGTCATTGTTGCCGATAACGATGCCTCCGGCACCGGGCAGAAGTATGCCGATCAAGCTTCGGCCAAATATGGCGCGCGGGCGATTACCATCCCGGTGCAGGGCGATGCCAACGACTATGTTAATGAGGGCGGCGATCTCAAAATCCTGCTCCAGCCGCCGGTAACGGATTGGCTGGTGCCGGCAAATGAGTTCTCGACCAAGCCGGCTCCGATCAAGTGGCTGGTCAAGCACTGGCTGCAAGACCGGGCGCTAATCATGGTCCACGGCCCGTCCGGAGGCGGCAAGACCTTTGCCGTGCTGGATTGGTGTTTGCACATCGCGGCAGGCAAGCCCGACTGGTTTGGGCACAAGGTCAATCCCGGCGCCGTGGTTTACCTTGCCGGCGAAGGCCATCACGGCATGCGTTCGCGAATTGCGGCGTGGCTCCAGCACCATGAGGCTGGCAATCTCAATATGTGGGTCAGCAAGGCTGGCTGCGACCTTAACACGGCTGAAGGCTATAGCCGGGTGGTCGAGGCTGTCAGGGGCCTGCCAGAGCGCCCCAAGGCCATTGTCGTCGATACGCTGCATCGCTTCCTCAATGGCGACGAGAACAGCGCACAGGACGCCAAGACCATGATCGACGCCTGCAACGCCCTGATGATGGAGTTCGATTGCAGCATCATTCTGGTCCACCACACCGGGGTATCGGAAGAGGCTCAGCACCGGGCTCGCGGATCGTCAGCATGGAAGGGGGCGCTCGAAATTGAAATTAGCATCGTCCCGGCCAAGGGCGATAGCCCCATGCAGATCGTCCAGCGCAAGTCCAAGGATGCCGAAGAGGCAAAGCCGGTCTATGCCAATTTGGGTATAGTCCACATTAACGGCTGGTACGATGAAGATGGTGAGCCGGTAGGATCAGCCGTACTGGTCAAGGCCGACCCGCCGGCTGAGACGAATAAGGAATCGAAGCTGGCTTCGTTCAAGAAGTTCATCACAACCGCATGGTTCGACACTGGCGCAGAGGTCGATAACGGGGCGCCGTATATCTCTCGGTCGGCCCTGATGGACTACGTCAAGCTCAAGATGGATTGCAGTGAAAACACCGCCAAGCAGCACCTCAAGGCAAGCGATCCAAAGCGGCTAATCGGGGTGCTAACAGTGGCCGAAGTGGTGTCCCCACAGGGGCATGGATGGGCCATAATTTGCCCTGAACTGGCTTCGGGCATGATGGTGCGGAAAAACGAGGGCGGTACACGCGGTACTTTTGGGGGTGTACCGGAAGAAATGTAATAAAAACAATGCTGTGTACTATAGCGGTACACGGGTTGGTACACGGTAGGGGGCAAGGCGAGTGGCGGTACCGTACCGTACACACATCCTATAGGATGTGTACGGTGTACCGACCCGATGCGGAGGCCTCCAGTACGAGGAGAATTAGAATGGGTAAGAGATCAGATTTTGAGCGTCGGGAAAGGGACTTTTATCCCACCCCATATGAGGCTGTGGTGCCACTGCTGGGACACCTGCCAACACGGTCCATGTTCGTCGAGCCCTGTGCTGGCGATGGGGTGCTGGTGAGCCATCTGCATCGACATGGGCATCACTGCGTCAGCGCCAGTGACATCGAGCCGCAGGACCAGTCGGTGAAAGCTCTGGATGCGTTCAAGGCGCGAATTGGCGATGCGACCTTCTTCATTACCAACCCGCCGTGGGATCGAGGCATACTGCATCCGCTGATTGAGCATCTGTCGGATCAGGCGCCAACGTGGTTGCTGTTTGATGCGGACTGGATGCATACCAAGCAGGCCCGGCCCTATCTTGATCGGCTGGTGAAGATCGTTAGTGTCGGCAGGGTCAAGTGGATCGCTGACAGCAAAATGACCGGGAAGGACAATTGCTGCTGGTATCTGTTCTATGGCGAGTTTAGAGGAAGGACCGAATTTTATGGTCGATAAGGTTAATCACCCGGCGCACTACCAAGGCAAGGTTGAGTGCATTGAGGCAATTGATGCGGCGGTTGAGGGGCTAAGTGGGATTGAGGCGGTTTGCACTGCCAATGCCATAAAGTACCTATGGCGCTGGAAGCGGAAAAACGGTATTGAGGATTTGCAGAAGGCTCATTGGTATATCGAAAAATTGATTGGGGTTCTTGAGAATGACAACTGAGGTTTGCTCTAACTGCCGGTTTTACCATGAGGCGCATGCCGGCACGCATGGCTACTGCAAGGCATCGCCGCCAGTATTTACCAATCTGGACGATCAGGGTCGGCCACGGTTCTTTAACCCGGTGGTTGGGCCTAACAACTGGTGCGGGCTCTGGGAGGGCGATGCCGAGTGATTGCGCTGGAGGTCGATACTTCGAATTTTAACGAGTCGGTCAGGAAGCTGGCTGGAATGCCCGATATTATCCGCAAGGCGGTGACCGGCGCGCTTTCTGAGACGGTAGACGACCTCCACACCCGCCAGACGCTCGAAATGAAGCAGGTGTTTAACAACCCGACGCCATATGTGCTGCGGGGACTCAAGAAGCGCTATCCCGGCGGTAAGATGGGACGCGGTGTAGGTGGGGCCGGGACGTACTTTGAGTTCTTCCCGGTCGGCAAGTCGCCAGAGGATATTGTCAAGCCGCATGTGTTTGGCGGCAGCCGCCAGCAGAAGCGCTCTGAGCGTCGCCTAGCCGGGCTTGGGCTGCTGCCGGGTAATGGCTTTAGTGTCATGGGCAGCGAGTACCCGAAAAACTCGTCTGGCGACATTTCTGGCGCTAGGTATACGCAAATGCTGCATCAGCTTGGCGGGCTGTCCGATATGGCGCGGCAGTCGATGCCCAAGAACCGGCAGAAGAACCGGGGCGGGACGAGCTACTTTGTGATCCGCCGTGGCGGTAAGCCGATTGCCATTGCTGAGCGTAACGGGACCTCGACCAAAATTATCCTTGCGCTCACCCAGTCAGTGTCATATCAAAAGCGCTACGATTACTTCGGTGTCGGTCAGAAGCAGGTTGCCTACAGTCTGCCACTGCACTTTAACCGGATCATTCAGCGTTATCTGTCTAGGATTTGATATGAACGACAATCTTCCCGTTGAGGGACCAAACCATGCCGCCGCACTGGCGTTGATTAATGACCTAATGCTGATCCTTGCTAACATGGAGGCGCAGGGGGTCGATAGGGTGGTAGACGGCGAGGGCGTATACTGTCCCGGCTTCTGGGCTGATGAATGCGCTAAGGTGTTGGGGCTGGCGAAGGGTCCAAGGAAGGGTCCACTGGCCGCGTAGGGTCCACTAAGGGGGTGGGGTATATAGGTGGGGTGGGGGGTCGCTAGGGCTGACGCTTTAGCGGCCCCTAGTTGTATCTGGGGTGCTGGATGCATTGCCGTTGGCTGCGGCCTTAATTTCCTCCACGCCAAGCCGAGCCTAAGACGGAGCGGAGCCCAAATTAGTCTGGCTTGCACTTCGATGGCGCTTCCGCCAGTGACCGGCAATTTTGGCCCGTAAATCGCACAGGGGGTTTGCTGGCCGGCTTTTCCCGCTCGATGGCTCGTAAATCGTATACCGGGGCTGGCTGGCCGCTTTGCCGCCCGATCCCCGGCCCGGCCCCAGCCGCCCCCGCCTAAATTTTTTGTTCCATAAACCGAGGGGGGGTTTTGGCGATTTTCAATGTTCACGCTCCGTTCCCGGAACGTTCCACTTCCGTTCCGCTATTGCGATGCATTTGCAACAACGATCGAACGGCCAAATTGACAAAAACCGTTATATTTCATGTAATTGCCTAGGTTTTCCGCCATTTCTGGCCCTATGCAATCCGGCAATTGCTATCGCCGCGATTCCGGTTTTCGCCCTATGTGGATTTGACGGAAAGCTTGCCCCGGCGCGCTTGCGCCGGCTAGCGATCAAGAAATGCGGTTTTTTTGATCGGGGCGCATTTTCCTATTGACCGATCAAAATGCCCGGTTTAGTGCAGGGGCATAGAAACGATTTAGGGAATAGGTTTTATGACTCGCATGGACAAAGCAATCATTGCCGCCGGTATTGCTGCATTGCTGGCAATCGGAATTCATGGCCGTATGGAAACGCGCCGCATTTGTGGCAATGCCGCGAATTATGCGGCTTGCGATTTGAGCTTGCAGGCATGGGGTGATGAAACCCGCGCTCGCAATGCCGGTTTCGGCATTTATAACTAAGGGGATTCGATATGACTTCGCCGCGCCCGTGGTATATTCTCGATCTGATGACTGGCCGTTATATTCAAAGCGCCGAAACGTCTGCAATTGCCGATAAGCTTGCCGCAAGCGAAAATGCGATTGCCGGGTGGAATCGCTATGCAATCCGCCGCTATCGATAAGGGGAAACCTAATGATTAGAATCAAGTTAGCCATTATTGCCGCGATTTGTTTCTTTGGGGCGTGGGCATGCATTGAATCCGATATCAGGCAAGCTTGCGGCAATAGCCAAGCCTGCATCGCTGCTAGTCTATAAGGAGTCCGGCAATGCCGTATAAGGAAACGTATTGCGCCTATGTCCGATATGGAAACGACAAGCCCGATCAAGTTTGGCCCGGCTTAACAAAGGGGCAGGCAAAATGGCGCTATCATTGGATTAAGCGCAATTGGTGGAGTCTGTTCCGGGATTTTCGAGAATATGGATGGTCCCGTGAATGGATTGGCTAATCATTAATCGTTCAAGCTTTAGAAATGGGATTTAGAACAATGACAAAAGAAAATTATTTTCCGCGCCTGTTTTCGACCGATAGCGCGAAAGCCGCAAAAGCAAGCGGCTTTGGTTATCTGAATGCAATTCACTATATGGCCCCTTACAAACTAGGCGGAGTCGGCAATCTTTGCTCGCACGCTAGCGTTGCCTGCATTGCGCTTTGCCTAGGCCAGTATAGCGGCCAAGCCGCGATTGTTTCCGACTTGGAAAATGGCACAAACCCGACTCGCGAAAGCCGCAAGCTTAAGGCGCAATTGTTTATGCGCAATCGCGCCGAATATATGAATCGCCTAGTCCGTGATATCGTCAAGCTCGATAGGGAAGCGCGCCGCGAAAACCTAAAGCTTTGCGTGCGGCTTAATGGCTCAACCGATATTGTATGGGAACGGATAAGCTTTGCGATTGACGCGAAAACGTCGAAAGCTTTGGCCGCTTACAACGGGGCTCTTATGGGGATTGCCATTGACGACTCGTATTATGCGGGGCGCGTGCGGACAATCCTGCAATTGTTTCCCGATATTCAGTTTGTCGAATATACTAAGAATCCAAAGCGGCTTGCCAGCAAGCCTGCAAATTTGGATTTGACGCTATCATATAGCGCGGAAAATAGCGCCGCTTGCGTCAATGCCCTACTGGCAGGGGAAAACGTTGCAATGGTATTTGCCGGCGGATTGCCGGAAAGCTTTGCCGGCTTTCCTGTCATTGACGGGGACCAGCACGATTTGCGGCACCTTGACGCTAAAGGCGGATTCATTGTCGGATTGTCGCCAAAGGGGCGGAAAGCGCAAAAGGATACTAGCGGTTTTGTGGTCCGTTGGCTGGAACAATCCGGCGCGGATTTGTCCGAACATTGGCAGCTTTTGCGGGAAGCGGCATTTATGCGGCAAGCGGCTTAGGTCAATTGATCGAAAGGAAATAGGAACATGGAAAACGTCAATCATACGCCTGCCCCGTGGCATATCTGCGAAACAACGGGGCGCGGCTTAAAGCTCATTCGGGACGCAAATGGCTATTGCGTTGCGGAAGCGGTGAATCCTGCCGTGCAGGCGGCTCAATATATCAATGCCGATGCGAATGCCCGCCTGATCGCCGCCGCGCCCGATCTGCTGGCCGCACTCGATGAAATCTTTAATGGTGTGGGCATGACGGGGCCAACTATGGATGCAGCACGCGCCGCAATCGCTAAAGCAAAGGGGCAGCTATGATTGACCTAGCATCATGGCGCAAAGCGCGGGGCATAACGCAAGCGCAAGCCGCAAGCTTGCTGGCAATGACAGAGTCGCATTACCGCAAGCTTGAAACGGGGCGCGCGCCAATCAACAAACGAGTCGCAATGCTAGCCCGACTCGCCATTTAGCCTGAGCCCGGCCATTGCGCCGGGCTTTTCATTGCTCGCAATCCGGGGCGCGGCGAAAGCTTGCGCCCCGCTTGCTATGCCCGGCGCGCGTTTGTTCCGGGCGATTGCGCTTGCGGTATAGGTCAATCGGCCATGCCCGAAACGCCCCAAAAACGCCCCTGCTAGCGCCTGCCATATGGCCCTAGTATACGGCATGCCCATGCCATATCGTCGCGCCCTAGGCCCTGTTTCTGGGCATTTCCGGGGCATTCTGTGCAGGGGCGGCAACGGGTCCTGCTGGCGATCTGGCCCCTGCGGGTGATTCGGAC